TTTATTACATTCTTAAACGATACTGCTGTTCCAGCCTTGAATGCATTTATTGCAGGATTTACAGGCGATGCAGGATTAAATGCAGCCTTATCAGAAACTCAACAAGGTGCTGCAAGTTTTGGTAGAACAATTGCAACTATCTCAGGCATTATTTCAGGATTTATTACATTCTTAAGAGAAGCAATTGGTTTAGTTGTATCGCTTGCAAATGAGTTTATTAAAATAGTTAATATAATTCCCGGAGTAAATGTTGGTGCATTACCTAATCCAGCACCATCAGCAGGTAGATCATCATTGCCAACAGTTCCTAGAGGCGGATCAAACTTTACTTATGGCTCAGGCAATCCAGTTAATATCACAGTCAATGCTATCGATGGCGAAGGTGCTGCAAGAGCTGTGGCAGGTGTGCTTAATCAAAGCGCAGCAAGATCACAAGGACTATTAGTCGGCGGAACAGTAGGTAAATAATGACCGCTTGGTCACCCGATTGGAAACTCACAGTTGCAGGTGTTGATTACACAGATATAGCAATTAGCGATATTCAGCATCAAGCTGGGAGAACAGATATTTACCAGCAACCAAATCCATCTTATTTGCAAATTACATTTGTGGCACTAACTGGTCAAACATTGCCATTTGATATTAACGACAGTTTAAGTCTGCAAGTCAAAGACACATCAGCTGCTTATGTCAATATCTTTGGTGGCGACATAACTGATATTACAGTCAGCGTGGGCGCAACTGGATCAAACGCAACTGTCATACAATACTCAGTTCTTGCAATGGGATCACTTGTTAAGTTAGCAAAAGAATTGTATGCAGGCACAATCTCACAAGATGAGGATGGCGATCAGATATATGCTTTATTGTCTAGCGTATTGCTTGGATCTTGGAATGATGTTCCTGCAGCTACAACTTGGTCAGGATATGATGCAACTGAAACATGGGCCGATGCCTTAAATCTAGGACTTGGTGAGATAGATCAGCCGGGTCTTTACACAATGGAAAATAGAGCAGCGGATGCAGATACTATTTTCAACATTGCGCAATTAATAGCAAACTCAGCATTTGGATATTTATACGAGGACAATGAAGGCAATATCGGATACGCAGATGCAGACCACAGGCAGACTTATCTTTTGGCTAATGGCTATGTTGATCTTGATGCCCGACATGCACTAGGTCAAGGACTTAGCACAATTACAAGATCAGGCGATATTCGCAATGATGTGTATATTAATTATGGCAACAATTTTGGATCACAGGAAACAGCAACCTCAGCAAGTTCAATTGCAACTTATGGCTACAAAGCCGAAAACATTCAGTCAGTCCTTCATTCAGCTGTGGATGCTCAAGCTGTTGCAGATCGCTATATTGCCCAACGAGCATTTCCACAACCAGCATTCCAGAGCATTACATTCCCAATTACAAATCCTGAAATAGACAATAGTGATCGGGATAATTTGCTTGGCGTATTCATGGGGCAACCTCTTAACCTGCAAAACCTACCCGCTCAAATTTCAACCGGTGAGTTTGAAGGATATGTTGAAGGTTGGTCATGGAGCACTAGGTTCAACGAGTTATTCCTAACAATAAACTTGTCGCCTGTGGCATTTAGCCAATTTTCGATGAGATGGAATACTGTGCCAATTGGCGAGGCATGGAACACTTTAAGCGCAACATTGACATGGGAATACGCTACAATCGTTTCCTGAGAATAGGACAAAATGGCAACCACTACTAATTATGGATGGACAACACCAGACGATACTGCGCTGGTCAAAGATGGCGCAGCTGCTATTCGCACGCTTGGTTCATCTGTTGATACAACAACCAAAAACTTAAATCCAGAAACAACTCTTGGCGATATTGCTTATCGTTCATCTAGTGCAAATGTTAAAACTAGACTTGGAATTGGCAGCACAGGAAATGTTTTAACTGTTACTGGTGGAGTTCCTGTTTGGGCTGCTCCTGCTGCTGGTGGTATGACTTTATTATCTACAACTACATTATCAGGCGCATCAACTGATATAAGTAGCATTAGTCAAGATTACATAGAATTACGGGTATATATGTATAATGTTGTAGTAAACACTAATGCTGTTTATACAGTTAAAACATTTAATGGTGCGACTGAGTTAAGTAGCGTTGTCGGTTGGCGTATGTCTAATTATTCAACACCAGCATACATTTCAGGTTCATCATTTAGATTAACATCAGATGATGCTCTAAACCAAGAAGTGTCTGGGGCTGATAATACTAATTTTTGGGCATTAACTTATTATGATTACAGCGCAACTACAAACTATAAAAATTATTTATATTTAGGCAACTATACAAATACATCTGCCGCCCAAGTTGCTTGGCATTCTTTTGGCTCAGTTGCAAGTAACAGCGCAATAAATAAATTGCGATTTGCAACTACATCAGGCGCTTTTACCGCAGGCACAGTAGAAATATATGGAGTTAAATAATGAGTAAACCAATGATTAGAATACACAATACAGAAACAGATGAAGTTATTGATCGTGAAATGACGGCTGCTGAATTGAAACAATATGAAGCAAATCAAGCAGAAAATGCAATTGCAAAAGCCGAAGCCGAAGCAAAGGCAACTGCCAAGGCTGCAATCCTTGATCGTCTTGGTTTAACTGCCGATGAACTCAAAACGATACTTGGCTAATCATGCCAAGTTTAATTGAGGTTGCTAAAGCTGAGATTGGCTATACCGAAACAGGCAACAATGATACAAAGTATGGCGATTGGTATGAACTAAACAATCAGCCTTGGTGTGCCATGTTTGTGTCTTGGTGCTATGATAAAGCAGGACTTAGTGGCAAAGTCAGATCTCAATCCAAAAAAGGATTTGCAAGCTGTGCTCATGGTCTAAAATTCTTTGCAGAAACCAATAAGTTAATTCCAGTCGGTCAAGCTAAAGTAGGCGATATTGCATTCTTTCAATTTGACAAAGATGCAGAACCGGATCATGTTGGCATAATTAAATTCAACAATACAGCTTTAAAGTATTTGCAGGTTATCGAAGGCAATACATCAGCAGACAAAAGTGGCAGTCAATCCAATGGTGATGGCGTATATCTAAAGCGCAGAAGTTACTCATTGGTAATGGCTGTTGCCCGACCATAGGAGCACAATGAAACTATCTAAGAAACACAAAGCAGCAATTAAGTCATATCTAAGAGCTGTTGCAGCTAGTGGCATAACTGTTGCATTGGCAATTGTTGCTGACATCAGACCAGAGTTTGCAGTATTACTTGGTGCGCTAGTTGCACCTATCGCTAAAGCAATTGATCCAAATTCTGGGAGTGAAGCGGATTATGGTGTCAATGCTAAATGAGCGCAAACGAAATAATTGGTATTGCCGTTGGCGCAAGCAGTTTAATCGCGACTGGATTGCTGGTTCTACGCTGGGTTATTAAAGCCTATTTGCAAGAACTTAGACCCAATGGCGGGTCAAGCATGAAAGATCAGTTGAACAGATTAGAAGCGCGTGTTGATGATTTGTTTATCTTAATTAGTAAGCGATAATTTATTTTATGGCGAACACACGCAAAACCACTAAACGGACAAAGATCAATAGGCGCGTAGTTCGCCACACTCCTGATCCATCAAAGATTGATGCGCATTACATTGCGTTGCACGAATGTTACAAAGCTGCAAGGAAAGCAGGATTTACACCAGAGCACGCATTCTGGTTAATGACTGAGCGCAAAACATTTCCCGATTGGGTTGTTGGCGATGGTGGGATTATTCCTAGCATAGACCCATCTGACGATGAGGATGACGATTAAGCCAAACCGCAGATATTTGGTTGTGCCAGATTTGCAAATTCCGTTGCACCATGTTGCAGCTGTGAAAAACTTAATCAAGATGACAAAGCACGAGAAGTTTGATTTTGTATTAAATGTTGGCGATGAGATGGATATGGGATCGCAAAGCCGGTGGGCTAAAGGCACTAAATTAGAATTTGCAGAAACGCTAGATGAGGAACGATCACAAGCTCAAGACATACTTTACGATTTAGGCACGACAGATATAATCCGCAGCAATCATACAGACCGCCTATACACCACATTACTCAAAGGCGCACCATCATTGATCGGATTACCTGAATTGGCTTATGACAAATTCATGGATTTTGCAAATCTAGGCATTAGATACCACCGCAAGGCTTATGAGTTTGAGCGTGGGTTTTATTTGGCACATGGCGATGAAGGCAACATGTCTAAGCACGCTGGTATAACTGCCTTAAATCTTGCCAAAAAGTGGGCTGGGAGCGTTGTTTGTGGGCATTCACATAGACAAGGTGCTGTGAGGCATACAACAGGCTTAAACGGGCGTTATTCAACGATTTGGGGCATTGAGGCAGGACACTTAATGGACATGCGACAGGCTGGTTATCTCAAATACAATTCAGCCGATTGGAACATGGGATTTGTAGTCATGTCATTTGGCAAAAAAGGTCATCAAGTAGAGCTAATTCCAGTTAATTATGATGGGTCATTTACATACAACAGGCGCACATACTCCTAAATCGTTATCATTTTGTTACCAAAAAACCTGCAAATATCCTAGCAATGTCCTTGATTTAGGTCATACTTTATGCATACCACACAAGGCGTGTGGATATGTTGGGAGCGACATGAAGCTAGACATCGGCAGCCGAGAAGCTGCTAAAGAGTATGCACATAAAGGTTGGGCTGTATTGCCTTTATTGCCTGGTAAAAAAGATCCGCACTTTGACCTTGTTCAAAGAGCCTACCTATCAGCTACAACCGACCAAACACTTATCAATTTTTGGTTTGATTATGATGAGAATATCAACATTGGGATTGCTTGTTATCAATCAGGCATAGTTGTATTTGATATTGATTATCGCAATGGCGGTGAGTTACTGCCTGAATTTGAGCCAACCTACACAGTTCAAACCGGTGATGGTCTGCATATGTATTACACAGCGGATCAATCGACTGTGTTTCGTGGCAAGTTAAATGATGGAATTGACATCAAATGGAAAGGCTATGTTGCAGCTGCACCATCCATCCATCCGTCAGGAGCAACCTATAAGGTAATCGATGACAGAAATCCTGTTGCATTGCCTAACCAACTAAGAGAGTTGGCAACCAAATGATTGAAACAACAACACCTTGGCTATGGCTTTATGCCATGCTTGGCTTAGTAATAGGTTATTGGGCAGTAACAAAGATAATGGATCATGCCTTTGATCGTGGCTATTGGGTTGGTAGAGCTGAAGGATGGAAATCTCATCGATCACTTACAGAAAACAAAACCAATGACAACAACAACTGAGAAGTTATTTGACAATGTCATCAAAACTATTCATGCGAGAGGTGTCAGTTATGGGCATCCAATTACAAACCACAAAAGGATTGCCGAATTGTGGAGTGCATATTTGGGTTATCCAATCCAACCAAACGAGGTTGCAATTTGTATGGCGTTGGTCAAGATCAGCCGCCAAGCTGAAGATCCTAAAGTCCTTGACAATTACGAGGATTGCCTTGCCTACATCTCAATTGCCAAAACTATTACAGATGCCATGTCAGATGACAGATACGATTGGAAAGACTAATGGCATTTAACTTAGCCGATTACGAGGATGTGGCTACTCTTAACAAATGGTTTATATCTAACTTTCCATCCGGCAGATCTGACATATCTGTGATTAGCCATGATGCAGTTAATGGTTATATCTTGGTGCAAGCAACTCTTTGGCGAGATAGCAAAGACACATCACCGGCAGTTAGCAATATCGCATTTGGCGCACGCGAAAGTTATATCCAAAACATGAAGAAATTTTATTGCGAAGATACTGCCACAAGCGCATTGGGGCGAGCAATAATTATTTTAAAAGGATCTGACAAAACTGCTACAAAGGATGATATGAGGAAAGTCGATGAGTTTGTTCCTAAGTATTCTGCTGCTGGTTCTCGTGCTCGTGCTATGGAGCAAGCTCTTTATATTGTCGATCAGAAAGAAAAGAATGCGGAAACGACAGACCCACAAGCTGTTGTCTGGAGCGTTGGTGATGTTGTGGATGCAATCGGAACATCAAAGCCAAAAGCGCAAGAGTGCAAACATGGAGCAATGATATTAAAGGAAGGAACTGCCAAAACTGGTAAGCCATTTTATGGCTATGTGTGCAGCGCACCAAGAGGTGAGCAATGTGCAGCTAAATGGGCAGTAACAGCTGCTAATGGCAGTTGGTTCTTTAGAGAGGAGGATTAAATGGGTGAAATGATAATGATTGATGGCTCAGGACTAAGCGCAAGATTTACCGAGCAAGGCGTAGTCCTAGAGCCAACAACTGATCGATGTATAAGCTGTAATGATGACAGATTATTACATGATGGTCAGTATTTGGTATGTGCTATTTGCCATTGCAGGCAATAGGAAAGATACCACAAAATGACTTTATTTAAGTGTAATGGTTGCAGTCGCAAGACTGAGTTTCTATGGCTTGAGCAGCTAGATACGCCAGATGGATTTAAGGCTTATCAATGCATGGATTGTGGCTGTGTTGGCATCAAAAATATAGCTGAAGCCTTATCTATTCCCGACAGCACAATTAGCCGGTGCAACCAATGCGGATCTTGGCAATTTAAGGATCTGGCGTGTCATACCTGTAAATTGATTGGGGCTAAATGAAAATTGGATCATTATGCACTGGTTATGGTGGTTTAGACATGGCAGTTGAAACTTACTTTAATGCTGAAATGGTTTGGTGTGCCGAGAATGATAAATATGCATCAAAACTTATTCAGGAAAGATTTGATAAACCTAATCTTGGTGATATTAAACAAATTGATTGGGCTACAGTTGAGCCAATAGATATTCTTACAGCTGGCTATCCATGTCAGCCTTTTAGCCATGCAGGACAAAGGAAAGGTGATAATGATGAAAGACATATCTGGCCGCACATACTTAAAGGAATTAGCATCTTACGACCAAAATATATCGTCTTGGAAAATGTCAGAGGGCATCTCTCTCTCGGTTTCAAAGAAGTTCTCAGCGACCTTGCCAAAAATGGGTATGATGCAAAATGGCGTATTGTTCGAGCTAGTGATGTCGGTGCTCCCCATCAAAGAGCAAGATTATTCATTATTGCCTACTCCAATGGCGAGAGATTACAAAGGCAAATCAACGAGAAACATACAACTTCCAAATGCAGTAAGTTTGTTGCCAACGCCAACAGCGATGCATGTGAGAAACCACGACGAACCAATCGAGAGATATCGACAGAGAGTGGAGGACTTCAATCAAGGCAAAACACTTGGGAAACCGGGCGCAAGCACAGGTGTAGCTGTGAGATTGATAGCCACGCCAACAACGAATATCAGTCATACAACGGGCAAATGTCGGGATTGGGGAGCAGATTTGCTTCACGATGTGAAATGTCTATGCAGATCATACCGAATACATTGGTCGATGGAAAATTAAACGCTAAGTTTGTCGAATACATGATGGGCTTACCTGTTGGATGGGTAACTGATTTAGATTTATCTAGATCGCAACAATTAAAGATGCTTGGTAATGGTGTTGTTCCACAACAGGCTTACTATGCATTACAACTTATTATCGACACGCCATGAAATAAGCGTGGGATTTGACATAGGGTGTAACATGAACAGAAAGCGTTCGATCTTAAATCGAAAAGCTGGGTCGCCAACGAAGCGTTCGATCTTAAATCGAAAAGCTGGGTCGCTAACGGCTAGACCCGGAAGGCGCAGAGTTTGGGCGATCCTATTGCTAATTGCATTTAGCATTTGCTTTACAAAAGATTATTCCGTTGCTTATAGTCAATACAAAACACAGCATTATAAGCAATATACATTTATTGAATTAAATGATTTAGATCAGTATTACTGTATTGAAGAGCTGTGGCACAAGGAAAGCAGATGGTCGCCAACAGCTAAAAATGCAAGATCATCAGCATTTGGAATACCACAAATTCTAAAGATGAAAGAAACAAATCCATTTAGACAAATAGATCTTGGCTTACGCTATATTGAGCACAGACATCAAACG